CGTGCTTGCGGCAGGCGCAGCAGGCGTCTCGATGACGCGGAGTCCTGCGAGGCTGGTCAGCAGTCCGTTCGCGTCCATCGTCACCAGCGGGTATTGCGCGAGGCCGGCTGCGACTTTGAACCGTGCGGCGCACACCGGGTTCATGATGATGACGTCCGGTTTGTAGCCTGCGGCTTCCATCGTCGCCTTCTGCGAGACGATGCTTTCGTAGCCGTTCCATTTGTAGACGCCGCTGACGCCGTAACTTGCGGTGGAGGTGACGCTGACGTTGCTGTAGCAGTGGTAGCCGGGAGCCTGCCCTGCGGTGCACATCGACCAGATGATCTGCTGGTCCTGTTTCCACGCGACGCCTTTGCTCATCTCGTTCATGATGGCGGCTTGGGTGTCCTGCGGAGCTGCCCAGAACGCGAGTCCGTGCAGCAGGTCGTAGTCGCCGAGGCGGTTGATGGTGACGGTCGCGACGCTGATGGTCGTCGAGGCGACGCTGAAGCATTGGCCTGCGACGGCGGTGCCGCTGACGATCTGCGCGGTGCGAGCGGGGAAGATGCGGACGCTGATGTTCTGTCCGGTCCCTGCTTGTTTGTCGAACGCGAACGCGGTGGCTTTCCCGGCGGCGAGCTTCCCGTAGATCACGGCGGCTTCGATGATGCCGTCCGCGATCTCACGGGTGTCCGTCGCGTTCTTCGTGCTCAGGTAGCTGCTGAGCTCNAGGAGGTCCTTCATCTAGGTGTACCCCCGCATCGCGGCACGGGCTGCGGCATCCGTGCAGAGGTCGTCGTACGTCTTATGGGCGAACGTCTGACCTCGTTGTTTGAAGGCTTGTTCCATGAGGTCCACTGCTTTCTTGTACGGGTGGTCCTCGTCCAGCTGCTCACTGGCTGCTGGCGTGCTGCCTTCGGGTGTTTGTTTGCTTTTGGCGTCCATGGCGAGTTCCTTGCGGGCTTCCGTGAGGGCGTCGTCGTGGAGCTTCTTGGCTTCTTCAGCCTTCAGCTCCTGCGTTCGTTTGGCTGCCTTCTCCTGCTCGAACTTGAGTTCCGCCTCAAGGTTCTGTTTCTTGAGGAGGTCCAGTTCAGCGCGGAGTTCTTCAATCGTTTTGTCTGGCATGGTTCCTCCGTTCTTTTTCAATGTCGATTTCAAGACTCAGCCTTGCGGCCTCGTCCCGTTCTGATAAATCTGACTTCTTCCTCTCCGGCGCAGGGGTCTCTTCGCTCAGGCCGATGCCGCAGCCGGTGTGCTCGTTGCAGGCGCCTTTCATCACGGTGCTGACCGCCCTGAACTGCAGGTTGTCGAGCATCGGCACCGTCTGGTCCGCGGTGTAGCCTTCGTTGGCGTATGCCTCTGCGCCGCCGGGCAGGTCGCGGACTTTCACGGGTTTTTCGTCGTAGAAGAAACTGACGCTGACGTTCGGGACGCGCCCGGCGTTCCTGTTGATGTCCATGAAGCCTTTCCACATCGCGTAGTTCGCGGCTTTCTTGCTGATGTGCACGTCGGTCGTGACCCGCTTCGTCCCTGGGTCCAGCTGGGTGTCTTTCTGATAGCCGACGATGTACTCGATGTTCTGCGTCGGTTTGCCCAGGGCGCCCGGGAACGTGGTGCCGAAATGGTTGATGTCGTGGTAGCTGCCGTCCAACTGCTTGTACGCCTTCTGGACGGTGGAGAGCGGCATGAATTTGCCTTTGTAGAACCGGTCGGCGACCAACACCGTGGCTTTGTAGACCTCTTCGTCCGCGGTCTCCGTGTGCTCCGCGGGCAGCCGGGTGTCCGCCATCTCGATGCTGAGGTACTCGCCGTCCAACTCCATCAGCTTCTGACACGATGCGCAGCCATGCTCGGCGCCCTTGAACATGCCTTCGCATTTCCCGACCGCCTGCTCCTGGGTCAGTCCTTCCGTGTCGACGAGCATTTTCACGCATCTCGCCATGTAGTCCGCCTGCGTCTCGCCTTTCTGTGGTTGTGGCATCCGTGTCACCCTGCTCCTATATCCTGTTGATCTCCGACTGGTGTTCCAGTTCGTCCTTCATCTTTTTCTGCATCTCTTTGTACGTCGCCTGTTGCAGCTCGGGGACGAACACGTTCTCCTCCGGGCTGAGGTTCCCGAATAAGAGGTCGCCGCTCGCGGTCTTCGCCTTCGTCGTCTCTTTCGCGTCATGCCACGTCGGACAGTACCACGTCTCCGGCGGCCGCACGAGCGGCTTCAATGCGTCTTTGAACGCCTGGTCGTTCGCCAGGTCGTCCAACGCGTAGAAAAACGGGTCACGATAGGCTGTGTCATGCAGCAGGACCCAGAGTGCGAACCCGGCCAGGTCGATGATGTTAGAGGCGTGGTGGTTCTCTTTCATCTGGCTTCCGGTCTTCAGCAGTTCCCGGTAGATCTTGCTGACGGGGATGTTCGACGTGGTGCGCAGGTCGTCGTGGATCATGTCGATGACGCTGAGGCTTTTCGGCGGCGCCGCACCGTGCCGCTGGATGTAGTCGTCGACGACGGACTCACGGAGCATCTTCTGCGCGACGTACGCGGCGACACGCATCTTCCATTTCATCTTGTCGCCGAGCAGGATGTCGCTCATCGCAGTCCTTCCTCCGCGGTCTTCAACAACGCTGTCATGTCGCGTTGCATCGCCCGGCAGGGAGCCTGCTGGAACGGCGCATCCGGATCCTGCTTCACTCGTATGAGTTCAAGATAGTCGTTCGTCAGCCGCATGCCGAGTTCCTTCGGGTCCTGGCCGTGCTGCAGGACCATCATGGTGAACAGCATGTAGAGGATCTTGAACCGCTCGCCGCCCAGCTCGTCCGCCCGGTGCAACAGTTGCGCTTCGATGGTTTTGATGCGGCTGCGGACCATGCCGAGCGCCTCGTCCAAGCCTTTCACATACTCAGGTTGGTCGGCGTTCATCAAGTGGCGGCGGTGGTCTTTGATGCCGTACGGGATGGTGATGCTGGTGATGCGCACCTTCCCTGTGTTCAGTTCGGCTTTGATGGTCTCCAACGCGCGTAGGTTCGCCGCCTCTGCTTGCATCTGCGTGATGACGCCGGCGTACAGGTTGTTCTGCTCCTCCAACAGTTTCATCTGTTGCACTTCGGGAGGCGCGAACGGCTGGATGACGGGCATCTTGAACACTGGCGGTACGACCGGTGGAACTGCCGGTGCAGGCTTTGAGATCGTTTCGATTCTTTTCCGGTGGCTCATAAGTCCGTCACCTTCGTTTCGCACATAGCGAAGAACTCCGCTTTGGTCATCTGCACAACCTGCAGGACGCCTTGACGGTCGTTCCTGATGATGACGTCGATGCCGTTCGGGTCCGCCTGGACGGTCGGGCAGTGGTTGCAGTTCGGCCTGTGACACACGCTTATGGTTCTGGTCATGTCTCTTTCGCCTCCTTCATCTTCTGATACAAGTTGACGTCGGAGACGGTGAACTGCTGGAGGTAGTCCAGCTGGTCCGACTCGCAGGTCGGACACAACGGCGTGTCGAGGACAAACACCCGCAAGGTTCCGCAGGTGTTACATTTGAAACAATCGCACGACCCGTAGCGTGCACCGCACAGCGGGCAGGCCTCCGGGTTCTCAAGTTGCGCTCTCATGGCGCCTCCGGGTTCTTTCGTTCGTTGAAGACCGCAGTGAAGAACGCGTCTATACGGCCCTCCATCGAGTAGAGCGCGCTTCTGAGGAACGGGCGGTAACTGGGAAACTTCCCTGACGTGCTCATGTAGACGTATGGCGAGTCCGGCGACCCGGCCTTCATGTAGACCGTCCCATACTCGACGTAGTCCGCGTAGTTCCTGGTCGCGACGATCTCCCTGGTGAGTTCGCTTACTTTGCGGACCTGAATGCTTTTCTGCAAGAGTCCTGTGTCCACCGGACACCTGAGTTTCGCTTCGCCTTCGACCATGATAGCCGCCTGGTCCAACGCCCGGCTCACCTCGGCTACTGAAACAAGTCCGCCGAGTTCCTTCTCCAAAGGATCCATGCCCTGCATCTGGATGCTTAGTTTCATGCGGCCTCCTTGTTGAACACCGGCCACATCGTGCACAAACAGTTCGGATGCTCAGGCGGCTGCTCGTCACCCCATTGAAAGACTTGGCCGTGTTTCCCCTGGCAGATGTCGCAACAGGTGAACCCGAGGGCGCTGACCCACTGCCAGGCGTCCACGCCAGCCTGCTTGTACGCCTCCGCTGTCGCGTTGTTGTAACTGTACGCCGTCTCAGTCCGCGCGATCATCTCGCTGCGTGATTTGCTCATGCCGTCGACGGACTCTCGTATGCCGCGTGCGATCTCCTGGATGCCTTGGCCTTCTTTGATGCCGTCAGTGAGACGACGCAGGATCTCACCTTTCATCGTGTCCAGGTCTTTGCCAAGTTGGCTGAGGTTGCGGGTGATGAGGTCCTGGACGACCATCTTATCCCGCCTGCTGAGCTCGTACGGGATGATGATGCTCGGCGTTTTTTTGATGCGCGGGTTGTCCGCCGCCATCCTGCGGCCGAGCGTGTAACTGCTGGTGATCTCACGGGTGACGTCGTTGCCGAACCGTTCCCGCAGCGAACCCGCTGCGGTGAAGACGTCAAGTTGTCGTTTCAAGGCGTCAAGCTGCCCGGGGCTTTTGTTGAAACTGAGGACGTGGTCGACCATCGGCAACGCTTCTTCCATGAACCGGTCGAACACCCACGCTAAGTAACGCTGATACCGCAATCGGTAACTTCGAGTGTGGGTGGCGTCCACACCGCGAATGTTTGGAGGCTTCGGAGGGTTCCCTGCCATCTATGACCCCACGTCCACCGGTTGTTTCCCAGTTCGACTTTTCCGTTTTTTCGCTTCTGCCTCTTTGACTCTGAGTTCCTGTTCAAGTTCCTCTATCCTCCCACGTTCCCTTTCGATCCGTACCTGTTCCAGGTCCTGCTGACTGACCGCCGGCCGCTCTGTGACTTTCTGACCAGGCGTCCCTGCAGCCGGTTGCACCACGACGGGTTTCGGTGGAGGCGCCGGCAGATCGAGGACGGCGTCACCGGTCAGTTTCTCGATGCCATCCTGGCAGATAGTGCGGTATTCGTCGCTGGTGATGGCGCCCCGGTCCAACAAAAGCGCGCCGGCTTGCGCCCGTTGCAAAAGGATGGCGGATTCGCTGCCTTCGTCGATGTAGATCGGGTTCCAGCTGATCTCCAGGCCGTCGAACGTCAACCCGTGACCACGCAGCAGGTCGGTGTAGATCCGTTCCAACACGGGTGTGAACACCTGTTCCTGCAGGTCGGTGATGTTCTTGTAGTAGTCCGCCAACCCCATCTCTGACCCTGTGAGTTGGCCGGGTTGCACCCCGGTGAGGAGGTGCTGCGGCATGATGCCGAGGGCGGCGATGTTGATGAAGAAGTAGTCGTTGTACTGTTCCGGGTTCATCGTCGTCGGGTTCAACACCTGCATCTTCGTCTTCTCGTCCGTCCAGATGATCTCTTTGCGGTGAGGCAGACGTTTCTCCAACTCTAGGATGTCGTTGCTGGTCGCGCCGTCGTAACTGCCTTGGATGACGCCGGCGCCCGCCCATTCGATGAACTTCCCGTAACTCTCATCCGCAGTCAGCTTACTCTGCAGGATTTTGCCGCCGCACATGATGATGCTGTAGCCGAACATCCTGCCGGGGATGATGTTCTCGACGACATGGATGACGCGCCCTGGGTGCCAGTATTGCCTTTCTGTGGATTTCTGGTAGATGTAGTAGACGGTCGGGTCGGCTTCGGTCTGTTTCGCGGCTTCCATGATGTACGCCGCGTCCAGGATGCCCAACTTCGCCAATTCCAAACCTGCGGCAGGCGGCATGCTGCTGGGGACGTCGTCGCCTTCTCCGAGGAACATCTCTTCGAGGAACCCGTCGCCGTAGACGCAGCTGCTGATGCCCGCCAGCTCTAACGTCTGTTTCGTCCGCGCCCGCCGGTCGAAATCCAGGCACACATCCAGTATCTTCTGATCTGCCGGGTGTTTCTCGTCGATGGCTTTGATGGTCCAGCCTTCGTGGAATATGTCTCGGTTGACTTTCGTGATGACTTTGCGGACCATCGGCTCTGCTTTGAACACCTGCACCAATTGGTCCCGCGGCATCATGGTGCTGTCGACGGTGTCCACGGTGAACCCCATGTAGAACGGCTGCGCAGCCTTCGACTGCAGATCGCTCGTCGGCTTCGGCTTCCGGTTTGTCAACAGGTCCATCCACTTCGGCATGACTATGTCCATCCTCGTGCGACAGGCCACACCATGTGGTGGTCTGGTTGGTAGTCGGTGATAAGATATCTGAGAGCATCGACGGCGTGGTCGTCTTTTTTGACAGGTTCTTCGTTGTACCCGCCGGTCTTACGGTCTTTCTGGTAACGATAACTTTCAAGTTGTTTGATGAGGTTGACGCAGGAACTATCGATGAAAACCATGTCGCGGTGGAACAAGCTTTTAAGTCGGCTGATGCCGCCGGTGACGTCCAACCTTTTGTTGTCTGCGCTGACGGCGCGGATGCTGTTGCGTTTGAACGTCTCGATAGCATTCAAGCCTGAAGGGTCGCAGTAGATGGTCCGGACGTTGAGTTCTTTGACGATGGGTTGTATGTCGCGGGTGATCTCGTCGCTGGTCCTGTCGCTTCGGTAGTATTCATGGACGACGTGTAGGCGGTTGTCGCCGTCGACGCCGCCGATGAGGAGGCAGGCGGGGTTCCGGTAGCCGTCGTCATAGCCGGCGATGTAGTTCTTGAAGACCGATGAACGGTAGGCACCTGTATGCCGCTCGTGGTGGAAGTCTTTATAGATGAGGCCCTCGAAATCCCCCCATTTCCCTTGCAGGTAACGGCGTTTGTAGTCCTCGTCATAGGACTGTTCCATGCTTTGGATGTAGCTGCGCGGCAGGAAGCTGTTGTCGTACGTGGTTGTTTCCACTACGGTGTAGTCGGGTGTGGCGTGCTCGAAGAATGCGTCGTATACCCAGCTGGTGTATGGCCCTGGGTTTCCTGTAAGAAGTCCGACGGGGTGCGGCATGTGCTGTTCTCTGAGTCTGCCTTGGAGCATCAGGAAGATATCTTTCTCGATGTCGACAGGTTCATCGAGGGCGAAACCGTCAAGATTCAACGATTTGAACTTGCTGGGGTCTTCGCAGCTGCGGAACAACACTTCTGACCCGTTGTAGAATTGAAGGGTGAGCGTGCTTTTATTCCATTCTTTGATGAGTCCGTTCGCATACCCCTGGGTTTGCAACGTGGTTTGGTACAGATCGAGTTCATCCATGAACGTCTTCAGGATGGTGTCTCTGAGCATCGGGTATGTCTGACAGCCGACAAGCCAGCGACTTCCGGGGTGTTCAAGGCATTTCGAGATGACAGCGTTGCTAAGCAACAGTGTTTTCCCGGCTCCGAACGCGCCGCTGTATAGGATGAACCTATGGTTGTTGAGTTGTTTGAGTGTCTCCTTTTGTTTTGGCAGGAGCACTCGTGGTGCTTTGAGGCTGTTCGGTGGTGTCGAAGGTGAATTTAAGATGCTGGATGGATCCACTGTGTTCTACCTTCTGCTCACTTTTGTTTCCCCACGCTTCAGGGTTTATGTGAGAGAGTAACCATTTCGCCTGTTCCGGGTCTTTCCTAGCTGCGGTGTGTACGATTTCGACTAAGTCGAGTTCTACTTCAGCTCGTGCTTCCTGGTAGCTTTGTAAAAATGGTAAAAACTCAGGGTCTTCTGCTTCCCCTTTTTTAATCCAATTATGTAGTGTTTGTCGTGTGATTCCTACGGCTTGAGCGGCTACATCAAGTTTACAACCAGTGCGTAGATTTTTGATGATCACCTTGGCAATCTCTGGCGTGAATTTTGATTCTGGCAAAATGTATCTCTCAATTGTAGTTGTTGTTCAAAACCCGCGCGTGTGTCGTTGTATTAAAAAGGGTGGTTTACCAGTCGTTCTGGTCGGTGTAGAAGTCGATGGTTTTGTATGCGGGAAGGGTGAGGGTGTCGGCGACGTCTTCTTGTCGTCTGGTGCGGTAGACGTCTCGTATCATGGAGAGGTGTGTCCTGAGGATGAGGCAGTCGTCTCCATGGCTGTGTGTGAGGCGTTGTTTTTTGATGGTGAAGAGGGCGCGGAGGTCGTCTTCGGGTAGTGTGGCGATGAGGAGGTAGAAGGGGTAGTAGACGCCGTTCATCGACCGGGGTTTGCCTTGTCGGTAGTCTCGCTGGTATTGCTGTCGTCGAACCTGGTCTTTGAACGGCATCCCCTTTCTCTCCGTTTTTGTTATAGTGTCCGTGGGTTAAACGTGGATTTCGTCTGTTTTGTGTTCTATCTT